CGGCGTAATGATCGCCCCAGGCTGGATGAGGGCTTCCCGGGCGGGAGCAGGCGCGAGGATCTCGGCCATGGCTAACAGTCCCAAGTTAGGGTATAATTACGACATAATCTATACTGCACCTGGCTGGGTCGAGATTGGCCGTCTCGCGCAAGTCTGGTGCCAACCCACTGGAGCCCAGCTCCCTCACCTGGTTGGAGGTGTGTATGCCGCATAAAGACCCTGAAGCCCGACGTGCGTATGTCAAAGCCAAATATTGGGCCAATCGCGAGGCGTTGCTTGCCAAAAATAAAGCCTGGCGCGAAGCCCACCCAGAAGAAGTTACGGCGTACCAACGTGCCTACAATAAGGCCAATCGCCCACGCATCAACGCTCGCCAGCGCCGCTACCGCGCTGCGAATAACGCTAAGTTTCGTGCCTATGAACGCCTGCGCTATGCGACGTTGGAACGGGTGCGTGCCGTCAAGCAGGCCTACCGGGACAGCCATGTGGACGAACGGGCGGCACTTGGTCGCACGTGGCACCAAACGCATGCCGAGTACCGTCGCCAACGAAACCGAGCGCGTTATGCCGCCGATGCTGCGTACCGTGCACGAGTCTTGGCAGCAAGTCGCCAATGGTATGTCTTGTATCCCGAGGTAGCGAAGTCTGCGAACAAGGCATGGCAATTGGCGCATCCTGAAGCCATGCAGGTCTATGGGCAACGCTACCGTGCCCGCAAACGCCAGGCAACGATTAACGACTTTACGCCTGCCCAATGGATAGAGATGCAAGCCATGTATGACCATCGCTGCCAATATTGCCAGAAAAGACACAAAGGCAAGTTGACTCAGGACCATATCATTCCACTTTTCAAAGGCGGCAATCATACCTGGGACAACATCATTCCAGCGTGCCAATCCTGCAACTCCAAGAAAGGGACAAAAACCACAACGCAGCCGCTCCAAACGCTGCTCAAGCTTTAAGAGGCATCCACACTCGCTCCGAGAAGCGCGACAAATACGGGATCAGTAATAGTGACGCGGAATGCACGCTGTCTACTCTGCCCGAGTTGTCTCCATACGACTTGCTGGCTGGTTGCCCCAATGCGACCAGCCGAACGAAAGCGCTTTTGGGACCAGGAATGCCCTCCATCATCGGAATAGGACATCATGACCTGCGGATCGACGCCGACAGGTGGGTTGCCATCAAGGCCGATGCCTGCCTGCATGATGAGTTCAAATTTGCTATAGGTGATGCGCTTCTGGTCATTCCTGATATGTGGAGCAATACGTTCTTTGTAGAGCGGACTGGTGCCAAGAAAGCACCAATCCGGATCCCACAGATACAAGGCCCCTGTCGCTCTATCGCCCCACAGATGCTCAGAAAAAGCAGAGCAATGCGTGTTGCTTGGGTAGTTGCTCAAGGACCCGTCGTCCAGGAGGCGCGGCCACTCGGCCCAGGCTTGTGTGGCGGTATCAAACGCCCACGTTTGCTCCCCGCTGGGGAAGTCGAGGATGTACCAGGCGTGGCCGCCATGTCTCGCCGTGCAGGCAATGGCATCACCCACGGTCGGCATGCGGCTCATCGCCGATTCCATGGCATGCGTCGAGATGCGCTCTGGCTGATACCCGTTCAGGCGCCACACGGGGCCTTCCCCACGCGGCGAACCGCCCAGGAAATACACCTGATTATCCAGCGCGGCGAGTGTGTACGGCGTCTCGATGCCCTGCTCCAGGAACACGTTGTTCATGCGCGCAAACGGGCCAATGCCTTGCGGATCAGGAAACGGACGGCCGGTCGATTGCCAGAACTCGATACTTTGCGTCCCGCCAATGACGGCCTCGCGGTGATCGCTGATGAGCGTCATCACGTCATCGGCGCGGCCCTCAGCTTCGTAAAAGGCCAGCGGGTCCCACGTCAGCGCGTCGAAGTGGCCGCTGAACCAGAAGTGACGCGTGCCAGGCTCATTGGTCAGGATGCGGCCATCGAGATACGCCACCTGGCCAAACGTCTGCGGCCCCGTGAGCGGCAGCGGCGTCAGCACGTCCGTCGAGAAATTAAACGCATACCCAATACCATCCACGGTGAAAATAAGGTTAATCCCGTCATCTGTAAAACTAGCTGGAGTTGTTCCAGTATGTATCGTTCCCCTACTCAGGAAGCTCCAACCTGAGAATATTTCAAATAGTGTCGTACTAGTAGTAGCAAAGACTCTCCCATTTGTAGCCTCAAATAATCCTCTCACTGGTCCTGAAGGCAACAATGCTACCTGTCTAAGCCCAGGCATGCTTAGAAGCATATACCTTTTGCGATCCGTCTCAATCTGCTCCACGTACATGTTATAGAGCTTTTCGCACGACGCATTGGGACTGCGGACCGTGCCGGTCGGGCCGATGAATCCTGGCAGCTCAGGCACATGACCCTCCTAACGCGGGCGCCCCGCCACAAACGCGGCCCAGCCCGATGTGTGCGGGGAGCCGCCTGGAAACAGAGACAGTCTCCCAACCCGCGCATTCACCACTGCGATATCGCGCTTCGCTTGCTCGGCAGTCCGCATCACCGTCGGCGAGGCTTCGAGGCCGTACTCCGGCGCGATCTCCACCGCCAGGTTGTAGCTCATCAGCCGCAAGTATCCATTGGGCCACTCTAACCCCTCATCCCAATGCGTGTACTGCGGCTGTGCCGGCCAGGGCAGGAGCTGGAGCGTATAGCCGGGGAATTGCGGCACGGGCCAGACGTGGAGTTTTTTCACGGGCTGCGTATCTTCGAGATACACAAACTCCACGTAGGTATTGGCCATGTCTTTGAGCCAGACATACGACTCGTACTGCGTCTGATTCAGAATGGTGATCGGCCAGTCCTCCATGGGCACGCCGCCAATCTCAAGCAGGCACAGGTCGAGCCGCACGGGCGGCACGCCGACGATATCGCACGGCGGTGTCGAGATGCCCCAGGTGTACACCTGCTGGCCCGGCACGAGCGGCACGGGGATCTTGGGCCGGGTCCAGCTCAAGAGATTATCGGTGCTCCACGCATCCAAGAGCGCGTTGAGGGCTTCGAGGGCACGGTCGGCCATGTCTGCGTCGATCGGCTGTTCGGCGGCTGCCACACCTAAAAGTCTTAATGCTGTGGTGCACGGCTGGCGTGCATATACTAGGGGCATACAGTATCCCTTGTAACCGTAGGGCATACGGAATGTTAAGCCTGCGGAGACCGCGTGAGACCTGGGGGGATAGGGCGTTGGCTCGTAGCCGTAAAATCCCCCATAGTGGGGATAATAATGCGAACACCAAGCTCAAAACCCCCTGGGCAATGGTCTGCGAAACAGGAATGGCACCGGGTTTTTCCCGGCAGCCTGAATCCTCGCCCTTCAGGGCGGGGAGCATGTCAATCACCATCGCGCCATCGCGCCAGAGAAAGACATGATGGACAAAGCACTCTGCGCCTATCTTTGGGACGATGCGCCTGCCGAACTCCACCCGTATATCAACGTCATGCGCACCCCGCAGATGGTCTGGATCGTGCCCGCGAGGTGGCAGACACGGGCACGCAGGGCCATGCTCCCCCCCGCCCTGACCACCTTGCTCGATGGCTATGCGGGGATGGCCTGGGGCCTGGTAGAGCGGTTCCACCAGGAGGACGGCACGCTGCTGCTCGTCGTCTACCGTGCCCCCTAACGCACCAGGCTCAGGATGCCTTTTACCTTCGCCCCGGCCGGCACGCCCTGCACCGGAATGGCCAGCCCGAGCACGCCGCCGGCGTCAAGCGGCGGCACACTGCCCGTGAGCGCAAAGGCCTCGCCGTCAGCGGCCGCCAGGGTGGGGCCGGTCTGGAGCACGGCCGTGCCCGGATCGCCGCGCACTGTCCCCGGCGCACACAGCTGTACGGCGCATTCGAGCGGGCTCGGCGCCCCGGTGATGGTCAGTGTACACTGGCTCGGGATCAGCTGCGTGCCAGCTGGCAGGTCGGCCAGCGGCAGGAACACGGGGGACACGAGCGCGGTATCGATGAGACAGGACACGGCACGAGTTTCGTGGATGTTCATCAGCGGTGCCTCCTTGGTGTATGGCTCTCACTCTCGTCGTCAGCGTCAGGCGCAGGCGTGGGTCGGGCCTGCGCAGCGCTCGCCGCCTGGGCCTCCTGGGGCGTCAGAAACCACGGCCCCTCTGCGCTTGCGGCGTCGAGTTCCTCCTTCGAGTTAAAGCACCGCCCGCCGTAGTCGGGGACGGTCGGCCCGCCCGCCGGGAAGTACCATCGTGGAAAGACGTCTGTCTCGGCCATAGGAGCTCCTTCTGTCGGCGGCGGGTCCGGCTCGGGAGCCGGGACGAGGCCGCCACTGGTGAAGATCACGTTGGGCATACTAGGTACCTTTTAGGTATAATTACATTGTCAGGTGGTGTGGCCACACCCGCAAGTCGTGAAAGCCTACTCTTTCACGGGCCTGGCACTCAACTTTCTGCCTAGTAGGAGGCGTCATGGACCTGTTACCCTGCTCGAAGTGTGGGCTGTTGCTGCCCACGGACCACTTTACTCCGCGCCCAGATCGCAAACGCGGCTATCATTCCCGCTGTCGTGGCTGTGCCGAAGCCGCCAGTAAAGCCCGTCGCGAAGCCGACCCTGAGCACTACCTTCAGTACTCGCGGGATTACAACGCCACCAATGCCGAGCACATTACTGAGGTACGGCATAAGCGCAAACCTCTCGGGCGCGTGCCACGCTTCGATGCTCTCGGCAATGTGTGGTGCACCGCGTGTACACAGTATCTCCCTCGCGCCCTCTTTGGCGAGAACCTCCGCAACCAGTACGGGCTCAACGAACAGTGCAACCTCTGCCTTGCCGCCTATGCCCGCGAGACCCGTGCTGCTCACCCTGGTCGTCATGCCACCCATGCCCGTGAACGCGATCAGCGCATCAAAGCCATACCTCTCGAAGAGCGCACCATTCCACGCTTAAAACGCTGCGTACGTTGCCATCTCGTCAAACGCATTGCCGACTTTGGCGTACTCTTGCGTAACCTTGATGGCCACAGAGAATTGTGCACTGAGTGCTACCAACTCTCGCGCCGACGTACAGAGCCGAAACCTCGCGCTTACTGGATGGCAGGGCCAGACGGGCTGGAGCCTGCGGCCTTGTGTAGCGCCTGCCAACGC